TAGTTGCTGCCTGTGCTGGGTGTGCTCTATCTGCAAGAGCAATTCTCTCTCCGTGTGGCAGTGTCTTTCGCTATGCCTCTAGCTATGCCTCTCGATAGGGCTATGGCTATAGATCTGGCTATGGCTCTGGCTATGGCTATGGCTCTGGCTCTGGCGATGGCTCTGGCTATGGCTCTGGCTCTGGCGATGGCGCTGGCTATGGCTATGGCTATGGCGATGGCTCTGGCTATGGCTCTGGCTCTGGCGAAGAAATATTATAGTTCTCGAAAGAGAGTGGCGTGAGGTGCAGCACTGCCGTGATAGCAGTATCGATGCAATCTTGTGTCGGACTTTTTTGTTCGCTATTGATTTCTTTCATACGGCCCCCCAGCCATTTTTGTTTGGGGAAGCAGTTAAATTCTTCTTGCAATACTTTCTTGAAGGCCTCAGTCTTTAATTATTCCGAATTATGAGACTGGTGGAGAATTTAAAAGCTTCCCGGTTTTTTTATTCACAACTAGTCCAAGCTTGATCTCTTGGGCTAGTTGTCATTATCCGCGACTACTTTTTAAACTTCAACTAAATACCGCCATTTTTTATTCGCATTTTATCTATTCTACATTGCGCTTGCTGGGGTAAATTTAAAGTGTTTTTTAAAACACGTTAAGCACTATTTAATGTGCAGTATAGGACATTATGAAAGATAGAAGCATAGAAGAGTTAGAAGCTTTGCGAATAGAGTTAAATGAAGATTTAAAGCAAACCGATCTCGATTTAATATCGTGTAACAATATTATTAATGGATCAAAAGATAGGCAGGTTTTAGAACGACAAAGAATCATTCGATTGGATCTTATAGAGAATAAAACGCTTATAATCAATGAGCTAACTGAGGTTAAATCACATATCAAGAGCTATAACCTAGTAAATAATAAGCCTAACAACTATGGTGATCTAATGAAAATAAATAATGAAAAGTTAGATATGATCATTTTGTTGCTTAGAAAGATTAATAAGAAAATGGGATCTTCTAAATGTTCGGTGGAATGATAGGCGCAGCATTTGGGCTATTTTATTTGGTGGTTGCTGTAATTTTAAGGAAGGTTGGAGCGGTATGAGTAAGTGGTACGCAAAAATAATATGCACAGCGGACAGTCAACCTGGGATTGTTCATATGCCAGAATATGACAATGAGGTAGATGCCAAGGCTTACGTGGACGGTTTCACTTACGCTAAAGAACTAATCAAAATGGAAAACGATGTGGATGATCCGCTTGAAGAATATTACGCGACTTATGATCAAATTGAACCAACAGGAGAGTGCTAAATGCTAACCACAAAACAATTAGAGTATCTGGCCATAGAGGACAGCGAAATAGCTGGGACGATTCGAGTTGAAATAGAAACAGCTTACACAGCAGGAGCAACTTCCATGCGCGATTCTATTGTTGAGTGGTTGAGGAGTGAAGAAGCTGCACAGTCTGATTCATTACAATGTAGCGATGATTATGCAGACGAAATAGAAAGGCGTTTCAAATGAATAAAATTAAAGTCTATGTATATAAGAATGATTTTGGGCATTTGTTAGAAACCTTTGAAAAGCTAACAGGAAATTACGCTGTAGGTAGGACTTTTATTGGTGAGAGAACAATCACGTTAGACACTCCAGAGGTGAAGGAAGAAAAGCCAGCGAGATTAGAGGGATGGATAAGCCCTTCAACGCTTATATCTGATTCATGGGCTACAATTTCAGGCTATGAAACTCTTACACAAGGAACCAGAATGATCGAGATTCTAGATTCGGAAATCATCGTGAGTGAGATGGATATTGTAAACGCATGGGGTAATCTTGGAAGTGCAAACCTCAATGAGTTTTTAGGTTACTTAGGATTCAAGAAAGACGGGGTTTAGGATGAAACAAATTAAAGATACTAACGAAACAAAAACATTATTTGATAAACTAGAAAGTATGCCACTTCAAGGTAATTTTATTAGAACAAACAAATATGCACTTGAGCTTGAGAAACAAATCCAATCCCTGAAGGATGAGATAGAGAGGTTGAAGGATAATGCGCTAAAAGAAAACGAAGTGATAATAAGACTTACCAGAGAGCGTGATGAGTTTATAGACAGGATGATAAAAGCTGAGATTGCACTTGGAAAACAAGCTACACTTTGGGAAAAAGAACTCTCCGAAGCTAATGCGACAATACAATCCCTGAAGGATGAGATAGAAGTATTGCGAAGATATGGAAACAAAGATTGCACAGCTATGGCAGACGAAGCCCTAACCAAGAAAGCCGAGGAGTGAATGATGAGTAAGCCAAGGGAGCTAAAGCATTGTTTTGCACTAATTCATAAAGACGCTAAAAAGTATGAGGACTGGATAATCATGGGATTACCTTCACCTACTGGCGACGACTTCGATTGTGTAGAACTAAGAGAAGTCACCCACGAATCAGAGTCCGAGCTTGCGGAGTTGAGAAAAGACCGTGAGCGTTTGGAGTGGATGATACAAAAAGAGCGAGCAGTATTTAGATACGATTCTGGGTACGGAGTAGTTGGGGATGGCTTTGATGGCGGTAGAGATTTTAAAATACCCCGTGAAGCAATCGATGCAGCGATGAAAGAGAGTGGTGGGAAATGATTGACGAGCTAATAGTTATTTTTAAGGTGTCTGGATTAATAAGCATTTTATTTTTTGTGTGCTTAACTGTAGTTCTTTTCGGCGTGTCTTTAATAGGGAATATTAAATGAGTAGATTAGACTTGCTTCAAATTGAATGTGAGCGTGGAAATTTTCACCATGTAAACGATACAAGCGAATCAAAAGAAATGTCTATGCAGTTTTGTGCAGATATGAAAGATGCATTGATTGAACTCTCCACCCTCACTGCCAAGGTGAAGCGGTACGAGGAAGTTTTTAATAAAGAATTTTTTCTAAATATTATTACTGAATGGAAATTTTCTTGGATGAATCAACGTCAAAACGATCAGAAAGATTATGAAAATTATCATCGTAGGGCATTTGGAGTAGATGCAAATATGAAGCATGATCTTGCTAGTAGATTAGCCAGAGCAGCACTAAACCAAGGCGAGGATTAAACAGGTCTAACTAGTAAAACAAAACCACACTTGTCTACTGTTCCAACTGGCTTATCGATGAAGTTTAATTTCAATACATCGTACTTGCTAAGAGTAGGACTAGATAGAACCGCAATCGTTCCACCAGAAGCTAATCGAATTGTACTAGCAGGTACGTACTCTTGAATGATATCGGCCTCAGTTCCGGCGCTCGCTGGAATGATCGGTCTAGTTGAGAAAATAGAAACCTCTGCACCTACTAATGGCTTTTTAAGAATATCAATTTCTGTATTCCCTGATGATCCAGCATTCTCACCAGTATAGAAGTGTGATGCTACAATCTCACAATCAAACGGTACTATATAAAACTTATCGACCTTGTTATCAGGTACTCCGATAATATTATATGATCCATGTATATCGAAGTGGATAGACATCATGTTTGAATCAACGGTTTTATTCATTGATCCAGCGAATTTAGTCATGGTCGCTTCACTTGCTGCTGCACCTGTCTCAACGTCTTCTTCGTAAATCTTGCTGATTAATCCTGCTACTTCTGCCATATTAACTCCTTAAACCCATGCGTATGCATCGCCTTCATCTGAAACAAACCCAACTAAATTTATTAATTGATTCGGTGCTGGTGTAAATCCAATCGAATCACAAGTGACTAATGTTCCAACAATGCTACTTACTTTAATTAATTTATCGTAAGAATCAACCGTATAATCTGCATCATGTATTCTTATTGTTGAATTAACGAATAACTTCGCAGCATCTCCAAGTGATACATTGAATTGAGTATCACTCACTCCTGAAACTACCATAAGCGTAGGAGTCCAGAACGGATGCAGTGCCTTGTAGAATGCATCAGCATTCAAGTTTAGATCATTGTAATTCGGTACGTCTACGATCATTCCATATGATGGAGTAAATGGAATTGTAGATACTATCATCATGTTATCATCAACGGTATCGAATCCGATTAACTTAACATTAGCACTCAATGAGTAGTCTTGAGTTCTAACTCTAACAGACTTACCAATGTACGGAGTCCACTTATCTTTTTCCGATGTAGATGCAAATGAGTTATTTACTTTTATACTTGTTGTAGATGATCCAGTTCCTACGATAGACGATGGAGACCATACGCCATATCTAATCCCTGCACTGTAGTTAGTATCTACAATATTAAGTCTGATCTTACCACCACGCCAATCAAAGTCTTTATTTACTACTTCAAAGACTCTCGGCTTGTATTCCCTGTTTCCATTGATGGTATCTGAAACTTGTAACTCACTACCACCGAACACAACAGAATCACCTACTTCAATGGTGTAACCAGTCTTGTAATCAACCTCTACCGGGATAGTCTCAGCAGCGAATTGGTAACGCTGGAGAAATCTTTTAGAGTTACGCACTATCAATTGATCATTATAAACTGAATGTCTAATACCTCTAGCGGTAATCGTATAAGGTTTATTGGGTGCTTCGATTCTATTTTGTGATGATGCAGAATATACGATCTCACCGGATAGCATTCTATCATCCACTGAATCTTCATTATATTTATACACGATAGAGTTATAAAAATACTTATTGATAGAACGTGAAGTCTTTAGAGCCTTAGGATTTTTAACCGTATTAATATCTAACGTCTTAGTTCCACCTTCGTACAATGGTGGTGCACTGATACCAATTGATGCCTTACCTTGGCGAGGTATTGAATATAAAGCACTAGGTAAGAATATATCCGTATTAATTAAATCTTTTGGTTTAACCGTACTTTTTAAATAGAGCTCATAACTTGCTATTGATGATGGGAAACGTCTTTGAATTGTTTTGAATCTATCAATGTCCACCTGATTAGGAATGAATCCACAACCGTCTGGTAATACATTGTACTGAGATTTAAACGATGCAATGGCAGGGCTTAGTGGTTCAGATACGAACGATTGACCAGTTACATATATGATCGTTCCAATATCTATAACTTCAATATCTTCAATCGTGCCATCAGTAAAGTTATTCGATCCATTAGTAGCACCTGAGATTGTGCATGTATCTCCTACTTGTACGTTATACTGTCTCACCATATCAACATTAGAAACGAGAAACCCATTTACATAGTTTGTAGGTGTACCAAAGTTATAGAACTTTAAACTAGAAACATTATCAATGTAGTTTGATCCAATGCCATCGGATAACATTAGTTTTAAAGTAAGATCAATCGCATTGCTTTGTTGGGATCCATCTCCAAGCTTATAGTACGATGTAACTGAATCATCTACTTCATGCGTTTGCCCGAATGATTTTAGTGCGTGTCTAGTGCAACCTGTGAACTTATTTAAAGTAGTATTGATCCCAGTATATTCAATGATCTCATCGTTAATCCTAACGTATGTTTTGAATAGGTCTCCATAAGGTAGAAGAAACCCGGATACGTTATCTACTTCGATCTCGGTTCCTACCGATAGAGTTACAACAGATTGTGTGACCTGTGGAGTTTCAGGATTACCAGTTATAAGTGGTAAAGCTATTTTGGAAGCAGCTACATGATTCTCGATTGCTGCCTTAATTGTTTTGGCTTTAGTAACGCCTGAATCAATAACGACTGAAATTAAATTACCGGATACGGATACGTTCGCCACATCGCCTAGGAATGGAGTGTTCAAATATCTAACCTGAGCTACACCTGAAAGATTACCACCCTGGTAATATGTTAAGTCTTGAACTACTGCGCTATAGTAACTAGCTTCAGTGACTAGAGTAGTCTCGATCTTAGGGAATATTTCACTACGCTTTAGTTCGTCTGGATGCGCTATTGTTAGCTCAACATATCCTGAACCTGAATCAATCGTCTGAATCTTACCAATGAATAAATCGACGTAGTCTTGCGGAAATGCGCCTTCTTTAAATCCCAAGTACAATTGGGCATTCTTATAAAGAACATCGTTTAAATCGAATCCTGGACTAATTAAAGAGGTAATCTCACCATTGAAGTCAACCAACCTAACCTTGATAGTTTGTGTCGATGTGGCACCACTCTTATCTAAGTCCAATTGCTGCGTTATGTTAGTGGTAGTTCCATCTAATGATATATAATCTACGATAGATTCATCAGAGACTACGCCTCCGATCTTCCATCCTCCACCAATCTTTAGACCTGGCATTCCAATCTTTACATAAACTTTAGTGATCTCTACGCCAAAACGTCTAGCATAGCCATCAATGCACAAAACAATATTTGGTTCTATGTTGGTTCTATCTAAAAGCTGCTTTGCGCGTGTTGATAGTTGATAAGCCATACTAAGAATTTACCACCCTAAAAGGCCATCTGTAATCTAATACTTCATGCTTGGCATACTTTTGAACGCATACCTTGTTACTCTGATTACCACCCAGTAAATGAACAAACGTATCATCATATCCGACAAGAAATCCAACATGCCCTTGAGTCTCATTATTCCCACGTTTTAAAACTACGATACAGCCATCAATCGGTGGACATTGATAACCCCACTTTAACCATGATCTAGCAGCAGCCGAGTATGTTCCTTTAATACTACATTGCTTCATTACCCAGTTAACAAAGCTAGAGCACCATGCAATTTCATCCGTACTTGCTTTTAATGAAGTGGCTGAATGATATTCTAATATCCTTTTGTTATTATCTAATCCGATGATCTCACTTACACCGAGTTCCATAGATGCAATCTGAAGCCATCTAGGAGCATCATCATTCATTTTAATAACTCCAAAAGTAAATCGATCCACTCTTGTTCTCTGTTATAATCACTCACGTTTTTGCATACGAAGTTAATATCTAGTTCGCGCTCATTCTTTTGAGTAATAGAGTTCCACTTCTCACAGGTGCCATCACCATTTGATATGCATAATCCTTTAGGTGGACGCGCAGGTACAATAGGTTTATCGCAACCATCCCTACGAGTACCCATTGCTAATGAACAGGAACTATTTAGAGTTATGAGCATCAAGCAAGCGAACAAGTTCAGCACGTTCCTCATTTGTCTTAGCCTCCATGATACGTCTTTCAAGAGTTCTACCGTATTCAATCCTCTTTGCATCTTGCGATACTTTAAATGAATTAAAAATACGGATACCTAACCCGATAAGAGCCGTAACTGCTGTTGCAATTGCTGCTACTTCAGCCATTACTTAAGTCTTTGTGGTAGAACTTTATCTAAAAAGTTAGCTACTCCACCGATAATATCTGATACCTTGTGAGCACCTTCTGCAATTAGGTGTGCAATTGAAAGTGGCTTATCGGTTTTAATTAAACGAAATGCAGCTTCACATACGATTGCTGCGATTGTTGTTTGTCCTGCCATTGAATGAACGAATGCTAATACCTGATCTAACATAACTACTCCTTGTTTTTATTAATCATCTATTGAATGATTCTATTCTGCCCTTAATAAAACTAACATCTTCTGCTATTTTATCAATCTTATCTACCTTGTTTTGTAGGGTGTTAATTGCGTCTTCATGTTTTTCAACCATTGCAAAACCCTTGTAAGCAAATCCTACTAGACCTGCACTAACTGAAAGTATTGAAATAATTAACCCTAACTCGATTTTAGTGCGTTTGTTAATTAATGCAATATCTTTGCTCATAATATCCTTTACGGTGTATTTTTAAATACAGAACCAACTACAGTAGCAGTGTTTGTAGAGTGTCCACCATTGCATGCAACAGTAGAGCCTTCAGATAAATGCATGTCTCCTGCATGAATCTGCTCAGTCAATGCAGACCTAAGAATAGTTACTCCACCCACTGTAACGTGACCTGATCCAACAGACACTCCACCATATACAATGCTTGCAGCTCCTATGATTGCAAAGTGACCAGCCGGAACAGTATAAGATACGGTCGATGCATTGGTGCTTAGTGCGATTGTTGTTACGAACTTGATCGTAGTATTGTTTGAATATGTTGCCATTTCATAACCTTTCTTATCGTGGGCCAATACACATTAAAATAAATTGTCTATCCGCTGCACTTGATCCGTTAGAATCTGTTTGAACCCTAACAAGAGATGAGCTGATTGCCGTTGTCGCGTCAAGACTACAATGTGCGAAATCTCCATCGTAACTAGAGCACGTACACCAAGGAGTGGATGAAAAAGTTCCTGCCGTAAAGTTAACGGTAGTATCACCAGTTCCATTATCTGTTAGTGAGTTCACCCAAGAACTAGATTGATTTACAAGTGTTGGTGTTCCAGTGTTTGAAATAGTAGCAGACTCAAAGCGCATAGCACCAGTAGAATTACTTGTCACACTCCCCACAAGAGTAGGAGCACGTTGATTAGACGACCAGCCTTGGATTGGGATTCTTGCTTGCATTGAATTTACAACACCGTTAGCAGTAAATGCGTTACCAAGTAATTTAGTTAATGCGTTATTAGATGCACCTTGAATAGAGAACGTAAAATAAGAAACAGATGGTTCTATTAAAGCGTAATAAATTGTAGCAGAGTTTACCGAAATACCAATTTCACCAGCTTTTTGAATGGTAGGAATTTTAGTAGTATCTGCACTAACTAAAGAATTTGGAAGCGATAATCTTGCCTCTGTAGCTGTTGGAGTTCCTGAAGTCCATTTACATCTTAATAAAAGATCGCTTGAAACTCTGGAGTGTTGACACTCTACGCTTGATGGGGTTCCAAACCCTGTAAACGTAGGAGTATATGAAGTCCAATCATAATCCGCATTCGCGCTTGATACGGCTTGCTGTGAACGAGGTGGAAAATACCAAATTTTAAAAACGCCAGGGTTAGCCGTTGTTCCATAAACCTTCGGATTGTTAGCGTCACTAACCGAAGATTTTAACTGCCATGTTACGCTCGATTTTGGGGCTGTGTAACTAAATGACTGAGAAATGCCTGGAAACATTGTTCCGTTTGTTCCACCCTGAATAACTGACAATTCTCTAGCTGTTACCGTACCATCGGAGAATTGGTTTGATTGCAATGTTCCTGTAGTTCCATTTGGTCCCATGCGACCTTCGTACTCGATCCGATAATCACCCGCTGGCATTGATGTACACAAAGCACCTGGGACATTGGTCGCCGGAGTTCCGCATTTTCCAGTTTGTGAAGTGTAAGTCGCTCCAGTACACGCAGGATATGCAGTCAATGAACTTCCAGGCCCAGAAATCTCCCAAGCGGCGGCGCATCCGGTAACTGTTATTGCATCGAAAAGTACGGCTTGAGGCGATACACTTCCGACATTCGCACCTTCAGATAAAACGATTTTGCAGTCGTCAACGTAAATCTCAGGCTCGTTTGCATTTACTGAAGTGAGTTTAATTCTAATCGTACCGCTTGATGGGTAGATAAAGTTACCCTGCCCACTTGCTTCGTAAGTACTAGCGAATGAAGTTGTAGAGCTAGTGATGGTAAATGCGGTACTGATTGGATTGGTTCCATCATCCACCATAATAGTATGCGTAGCGGTTCCGCTCACTGTTTTAATATTGCAAGAAAAGAAACCGTTCTTACCTTGGTATCCGTTAGGGATTGTAACTGAAGTAGAAACTAGAGTTTGTCCAGCGCTGTTTGAATCCCAATCAAAACCTTTAGCACCAGTTCCTTTAGCTGTAGAGTTAGCTGTAGCTGTAGCTCCTCCCGATGCTGTCCATCCAGAAGTTAAAGCCTCAAAGCCAGGATCAGGTAAAATGTTTCCATTACCTGTTTCTATTAATGTCTTAACTCCACCTAAATCAGTGAATTGATTGTGTGGTGCTTGAATCTGAAATTTAGTCTTTGCAGTAGAGTCTGATTGAGATTTAACGGTAGGAGGCGGCAAACCTGCGAATGCTTGTGATGAGATTAATAGTGCTAATAAAATATTTTTAATCATGAACTCAATATCCATTGTACGTTATAGTCGTTTGTTCCTGATTCAGAACATAAAGAAATGTTAGCTCCACAAGGAACATAACCTGTATCGCGTCCACTCTGCAATTGACTTCCACTTGATGCAGTAGCAGTAGCTCCAATTGCCCATCTCAAAGATGCAGTAGAAGTATCAAGATTCATTAAAATAAATCCAACTGCGTTAGCTGGTGCCGTTAAAGTTATCACAGTTGAAACCGTACTTGTTGTACTTGCTCCATTAGTATTAGCACCTGAAACTACTGGGATTGCTACTTGATCTGAAGCGATTGCTACAGCTAGAGAACTTGCTGTTACTTGAGTTCCTGTTGTTAGCTTTACGTTAATAGCACCAATAGCATCCTCTTGAGTATTATCCTCATAGATAACCTGTAGAACATCACCACCACTCATTGAAGTAGTATCAAATTGTAATGTTACAAGTGTTCCAACTATAGACGTATATCCCTTAGTCGCGGATGCAGTAGAGTAAATGATTACACCAGCGTCTTGATTAATAATGCTGATTAGATACTTTGGCTCAAAGGATGAGATACCAGTTAAGTCTACACTACCAACTCCGCTAGCCCCTGGTGTGAATGTGTATGCTGGTATGATAAACTTTTTCATAATTAAACCCTATCCAAAAATTAATGCGTTAACAATAGTATCCTCATAAGCTGCTTTCAAATCTAGTGCTGCCTGAGTTGCTGTAGAAATTGGCTTGTTGAGATCAGAAGTATTATCGCAATTCCCTAAACCTACTTGAGCTTTAGTAACTACGTGAGGATTGGCAAGATCAGCCTCGTGAGTAGCAAGATCGGCAGCAACTTGAGCAATGTCTGCAATGTTATCATTAATGGCCTGTTGAACATCGGTAACAGTAGCACCTGATGCAGGTCTAGCTAGCTCTTGCTTACCAGTAGAAACATTATCAGATTGTTTAGATGCAAAGGCTGCATTAAATGTTGCTGCTGTAGCGTTTTGTCCATCTATTACTGACATTAAGTTATCTCCCTAAAAACAAGCTTACCTGTTTTAAAATATCCTGCACCATATTCTAGCATCTCATATAGCTTAAACCCAACACCCATTGAATCGGATTCTGTAGATTCTAGTAATAATGTGGAATAACTAGCAACGTCAGTCTGATCAGGCATAAACTCAATATAGCTTTTTTGCGTAGCGTAATTCAGAAATAGCAAAGTATCATCAACACCTGTTGGATTAGCTGTCCAGATAGCATCTCCAAGGAATTTATTATTAGTTATAAGTTCGATAGAGCACTCCATGTATCTCTTAGTTCCGAACTTAATAACCTCAATATTCCCTGATCCTGTTTCGTTAATAGATGCCTGTACTGATTTTACGTTATGCTCTAGCGGAACATAGTCGAGTAAGTAGAATTGCGGTACATACTCATAGCCAGTGGTCGAGGGTGCGATATAACTAGAAGCTCCAGTTAAATCAACACCTCCAGTAAATCCAAGGTTAGAATAAAGTGTGGTTGCGGTATTCGTACCTGTAGAAATTAAAATATCAAAGTTAGCTACTGATGAGATCGTGAGCTTACGAGTGGTTCTATTAAATACACAAGAGTAAGTCTGAATACCAGCAGCCGTTAATAGAGATGCTATCTTATCTGAAATCTGCTTAGGTGAGTAAATACCAACTGGGATAGTGATTGTAATTTCACCACTGCCTTCATCGAAGTCTAATAAGTTATTATCCTGAGTGATCTCGATACCGAAATAGAACTTACATTTAGTCATTAATGCCATTATATACCCCTCACAACTGCGCCTTTGGTATCAATCGCATCATTAAGTAATTGAACTATTCGATTCTGAGTATTGTCAGAATCAAGAACATCACCCTGGATCGTGAAATTAATAACTGTATTAGGATTAATACGAGCATCACCTGCCACAGGCGAGGTAAAAGTGTTGCCCATCGCATCCCCACCTGTTGCCAAACCTCCACCAGAACTTGCACTTGCGTTTCCCGTTGATCCACCACCACCCCCAGCTAATCCCTTTAATACACCACCGAGGATTGATAATCCAATACCCGCTGCAACCATCCCTGCACCAGCTCCAGGCATTAATGGATTGGCACTGAATCCTAACCCTTGCCATATAAACATTTGGCCCATTTGAATAGCAATATCTCCCAATACTCCTAGCAATGATTTACCGAATGCAGCCATCGCATCCTCACCCTTTGCTAGAGCTTGACCGAATGCTGCGAATGATGAACCGATACCATTCACCATAGTAATCTTAGCCATCGCTCCAATTTCTCGCCAAGTCTTAGCTTGAGATTCGCCGTACTTTTGGAATGAGTCTTTAGATTGCTGCTGATATGATTCTTCGATTGATTTCTTTTGTTCGTAAAACGCTAGATCGGCCTGAGCTTCTAATACTTTTGCTTCACCATTAGTGAATTGTTTCTCAGTGGTATACTTTAATTGAATATCTTTTATTGCTTGCTGATGTTGCTCCTCAAGTAATCTAAGTTGCTCATTGTAAATTGCCTCTTGCTCAAACTCTTTTGTATTTGCATCGGTAATAAACTGAACTCTATTTTGTCTAGCTGCTAATGCTTGTTGCTCGAAACCGATCTGAGCTTGTGAGAATTGCTGTTGTCTTGCAAGTGCAGCTTCTGCAGCCTGTTTTGCTTGCTCATCACTTAATTTTTTAGCATCATCAAGAGCTTTGAATTTTGCATAACCTTCAATCTGAGTTTTTAGCGTATCATTCTGAATTAACTTATATGCCTCTTGCTTCTTTCTTAATTCATCAAGATCAGCAGATAGATTCTTTACTTGATTGCCATATACAGTTATTGAAGTTTCGGTGGTAGCTTTATTAAATCTTTCTTGAGCACGTTCAAGTTTTAACTCCATCAATCCAATTTCTTTAGTAAGATTTTGAACAGGAACAGCAGCGGCCTTTAATGCAGAACCGTTTCCATCCATTGATTCTGTTAAAGTATCAATAATACCCTTGATAGTAGGGCCAAAAGCTTTATCAAATCCTATTGCAAATCTCTCAAATGAATTAGCACTTGCTACTTTAAATCTACTCAATGAATCAGAGAATGATTTAATGTCTGCATCAGCATTTTTAAACTTTTTACTAGCAGCATCTAAAATTACATTAGAGTTAACGAATGCCTTTTGCTCCTCAGTTAACTGTGAAGCAGTTAATCCAATAGATTTAGCAAACTCATTTTGAGCCTTTGTAATATCTGCAATGATACCCAATGATCTAAGTTGTCTTGTTTGTCCTGTTTGAATAGCACTTGTGAATGCTTCAGCATTAGATGCCATATCACCGAAACCTGATGCAGCAGCCTTACGAGATAGTTCAAATATCTGAGGTAATCTTTGTGCTGATATACCAAGGCGAATCATTGCTTGGTTAGCAATTTGAAGCGCATCCTCATCATCCATTAACCCTTTAATAGAATCTTGAATTGCAGCATTGAATGATTCAGTAGCGATTGAATTTTGTTGTGTGAGTGCTAAGAATTGAGCATTTACTACTCGAACCTTCTCAGCTTCAAGAGATAGATTGATCATCTCAGTAGCTACTTTTTTAAGTCCTACCGCTACCTTATCAAATAGTTCTAATCCCTGGTTAAGGATTGCTAGAGGCATTAAACCAGAAAATGAATCACTGGCCTTTTTACCAGTATCCTCGGCTTCTTTGCGGATTGTACCGAAAGCTTTTTTGATGCTTCCATCATCAAGTACAATCTCGAGCTCTATTTTTTGGTCAGCCATTATTAATCCTTTAACGCTTGCTTAGTATGTCCATCAAATCTTTATTGCTCAACTTCTTACCTTTTGATTTTCTCATTGGGTACGCTTGTTTTTCAAGCTCTTTAACTAACTTCTTAACTACCTGTTTATTTGAGTTTGAAGTAATAAGAACATTTAAATCAACTAATTTATTCCTAGCCTCGATCACTGTTATGGCATTCCAGTAATCTATAAATGTCCTAATGTCCAAGCTCTCAACGTAGTCATCTGTCCATGAGTAGAACCTACAAAGAATAGCTTTTTCAATCGAGTAATCAGTTAGCTTTTTTTTGGATACAATAGGAATGAGATAAGCTCATTAATATCTAAAGTATCAAGTACGTCCAAAGCCTCTTGTGGAATACCGACACTAAGAAAGAAATCAAAATAAATTTTGACCGCATCCTTAGCATCGGCACTATTAAGTTTTTCTCGAAGCTCATTGCTCTCTTTAATCTTTGGAACTCGCACATCGTACTTTGTTCCGTAAAGGTTGAGAGTCATCTTCTTTTCTTTAGCTTCAAAAACTAATTCCATATTACCTCTTATGCGTCTGGAAGAGCTGAACCGTTACCATATGAAAACAAGTTAGCGAATCCTGATTTAGATGTATCAAGGTATCCCATAACTTCAATTGGCAATACAAGCTCATTTTCAGCACTCATAGTTAATTCACCAAGTTTTAACTTAGACTTGTGAATAGTGAAGTCTTCGCTTGAATCAGCATCAGCAGCCTTGTCAGTAGGGCGAAGGATAACTTGATCAGCTACATCGTCTGTAGATTTGAATAGGTTATTAGAACCGTATCCAGTGATTACTTCAGAAGCAGCATCGTCAGTTACGATAGTTTGGCCGTAGAAGTTTAGAGCTCTACGGATTGAATCACTTGAAGTATCTTTCAATTCAAATGAAGCACCTATAGAAGCACCACGACGAATCTCAGCAAGCAAGAAATCACCAGTCTGTGGAGACTTGATCTCTTTAGTTTGCTCTTCAACTGTGAAAGTAATGTCTCCATTAGTAGCACCAGCGTCGAATTGAACCGATCCGAATTGAGCTACATTGATATTAAAAGCGGTCTTAGAAAGTGTTGCGATAGCATCACGAGCTTCGTAAGCGTATCCGTTAGCAACCATCATAACTTCAACTTCGTTATCTGTAACGGTAGCAGTGGCCCATGCAAGAGCATCAATAACACCTTGAACAGCAGTAGCTACAGCATTTTTAGATGCATTTGCAGCGATTGCAATTGCGTGTCCAGTAGCATTTTGTACAGCAGGATCAACACCAGCGGTCGCAACATTGAACCAAAAATAATGTTTAGTTTGAGTCACAGGCTCATGCATTACAAAATACTTATTCTGTAAAGATGAAGAAACGTCTGCTTTAGTGAAAATGCATGTCTTCTGAGGACGATCACTACCCAAAAGAATGTTACGAATACCTAGGTTATAGGTTGATGAATTACAAGCCATTGTTTATCCCTCCTTTGGATAATTATTCGACGCAAATATAAACTACAAAACGAAACATAAATACAGCCTGTACGATGTTATCGTTGCTCTCATTAGAGTACGGTTCAAAACTCACAGAATCAAGCAAAACTGAAGTGATCGGTGGACTAAGTGTTGAATAGTTTTTAAACAAAGTAACATCAGCGATAATCTCTTCAGCCTTAATGATGCTTTGAGTTAGTGCCTCGTTCGGATCACGGAAGCCTTTGAAAAAGCACTTAACCTGTACAGGCACATCTAGCCCTTGAGATGCGTTTGATTTATCAGCCCCGCTAATCGTAAGCATTAGCTGATGGAAACCATTGTCCAGTAAATTTGCCGGGATATTCTCATCATTGAACGGATCAACGTGCTCGGTATATCCAAGAGATTCTAAACGACTTGTAATGTATGGTCTAACAGCCTGTAAGCTCATCGTCTCACCATATTGAATGATCTCATGTCGCGATCTTCTGCTGTATCAAGAGTCCCGCTACCATCGTAATCAGCTTGGATCCTTCCACGGTTCTTTAGATCAACTGCCTTGTTTCTATACTCCCTAGCCTTGGATAGGAATACATCATCTACCTTGTTAGAAATACCCATATAGATGAGCTCTAACGTGATGTAGATAGATAGCTGATGAAGGTCGTCGCTGTAGCTTAGATCGTCCTTAGTAAGCTTAGAACCATCATCCTTCCATACTCGAATAGAATCTAGCCAATCAAGTATTAAGGCCTGTGCATTTCTGTGAACATTTAAAAAAGAGTTCTTACCTTGAGGCACCCACTTTAAAACGTCCGGCTCTAGTGATGATAAATCTTGGTCTGAACTTAACAGCTTATCATTAGCTGCTGTAATAACTGTGATCTGTTTTGTGAACGTAGTCACCACAGGCACAACCCCATTAGTGATCTCAAGTGTTACCGTCTTAACTCCATCCGTTTGATATTCCCAATCAAGGTAAAAGTCCTTAGCATTAACCGATGTCAAACTAACCTGGATGAATGATTCAGTGGCCTCAGGTTTAATTCTGCAAAGTGTAATCGGTGTTTCATCCTTAGAGATAAAAGTCTTAGTGCAATTGATCCTAGTCTTATCATTGGTTTGAACGATTGACTCTAGCTCTATGTTTCCAAAAATTGCCATATTAAACCACGTTTCCTAATATTGTTTTTGCCAGCTTCTTAATATCATCAATTCTTGCATCATCATCAAGCAATGGATTGGTAGGAATATTATAAACGCTAACACCTGAACATACTACAGTATCAATCACTGTGTTTGTTTCAGCTATTCCATTAGCAGATACAGCTCTTACACCTACAGTATAAGTAACTCCCTTTGATAAGTAATCTCCATTAGGTAATCTATAAATAATATCACTTAGTCCGTAAGTATCGCGTAATAGATTACCACCAACAAAAAGAGTACCAGCACTAACTGAACCTTCAGCAATATACTCTTGATACCTTACTGGAGATTGTGCAGAACCAGTAGCTGCACTCCATGCAATATTTATTGATGAATCAATATTAGCCGATGATGAAGACAGCCCAGAGAATGTTGGAGCAGTTACATTACCTAGTGCTGCACTTGGCATCTTAACTACAAAGTTATCTCCGAAGTATTGGCTATTTGGCATCTTACGACTCCATCCAAGACCATGTTACTCTGTTGCCATTCGGCGAAGAGATCAATGCTCTTACTTCTGTCGTTAACGCTGTATTCGGTGGAGTACCAAACGCTGTCCAGCTTGTGCCATTGTTTGTTGTATATTCAAATATAGCAGCGTCTGTAACAGTATTGAAGTTATAAACTAATGAACCACTATCATCGTAACCGCGTAAGTACATTGTAGGGACTGATGATGCGTATGCTGTCTTTAATCTAAACGCTACATACATTGGAGAAGATGCTGATAAAGAAGTATTATCCACTGATCCAGTCCAATAATCTGAAATCTCACCCTTACCGATGTAAGATAAGAATAAAGAATTAATTTGAGCCGGAGTGTTTACGTTACCAACAGCAATATCAAAACAGATTCTTGCTTGAGTGAACTTATTAAACGAAATAGCAGATAGATCAGATGCTTGCTCAAAAGTAGTCCATCCTGTATCTGGATCATCGAAGATAACGTCCGATGAAGTAGCCGCTGTTTTATATTCAAATTGCATCGTAGAGGTTAAATCGAATAACTCTTCAATAGTTTGAATAGTTTTTCCGAATGCCACATCAGAAGTATCAATGATCGGTGATGTTACATAAGAATATCCGAAGTCACAGTGTGAACGTAAGTCCATGTATAGAACACCACGTTGACCTACGGTGCTTAGTGTAGCGTACAACCAGCCATCTTTAACTTCTAAGTTAACGATTGCTGCACCTGCAAATGTGTATGGTTTGTTAGAGCTATTTTCTAGCCATGTTGTGTTTAGTCCACCGAATGATAAATCGATAGAAGATGAAATCCATCTCTTAAGATAAAACTGTGATGTGTTTGATACGATAACCATTCTGCCAATAACTTCCAAGTAACATGCAAACGCTGGTGTTACCGTTGTATAATCCGTACCATTACCAGAAGTGTTCACAGTAACCATTGTTGGAAACGTAGTAGCTCCGTTTGTTATCTCAGATAACTTAATTAAATAAGCGTTAGTATTAGTAGCAAAGAATAAACAATCTTGCCCATCAACAGCAGCAGGTATTGCAGGATCAAGAGCTTGATCAGGAACAACGATAGACTCGCAGTTAGTTAAAAGAATAACACCAGCGAAACCAGTTACAGTACCAGTTCTAACGCCTGCCCAATTTGAGTTTGTAGTTCCGAATGCTCTAGTGACCACCGTTGAAGCTGTAATGCTCGTAGCATTGATTGATGCGCCTCCTGATGTTGCAGATAATTCAAATGTGTTTGCAGCAGAATTTCGGATAAAGTAAACAGTCTGCACACCAGAACCAGTAGCAGTAAAACCAGTAGGAGCGTTTGAAGTAATTACCACAGGATCGTTGTTCGCATATCCATGGGCCGTTAGTGTAAATGTTGGAGAGCCACTAGCAGTAGGAGAGGTTGTAGTTTTAAGTGTGATCGATGGGGCAACTGTCATATCAAACTTAATGAACTGAGTAGTTGCAAGTAAGTTGTTGTGAAATACGAGAAGTCTAGTAGAAGGCTGTAGAGCCATTCCTTGCATCGCTGTAAGATTGTTTGTTGCTCCAGTAAACGCAGGATCTTGGTTTAAATAAACCGCCTTAACGTCTGAAGCGATACCCATTTCAAAAGTAGGTGGAGATAGTGGAGAGAAGTCCGCGTAATCAACTTTGTTTACTGTGAACAATCCACCGTTGATAAGTACGCTTCCTGCTGTACCAATATAGATTTGCCAGTTAGTTACAGTTGCATTGTTTGGCCCATCGTAAACCTCAAAGCCCCTTACGGAGTGAGTAGTTGCAGCAGCGTTTGGAACACGTGCTAGAATACGTCCAACATAAGCCGGAGCCGTTTGGCCTGTTACATCGATATTGTATAAAGCGATTGTAGCTAAACCACCAGTGATTGTAAGCAATTGAAATTGTCTACCATTTGGAGTCGTGCTTGTTGCAAGAACACCTGAAGCAGTATCTAAAAAAGTATTACTAAATCCTGTTAGTGGTGGGCCTAAAACAGTAGTTCCTGAAATAGTCTTTTCAAATGCTCTGCCAGCTAGGTATGGCTTTGTTTCATCGTATACTAATACTGGTGCTTGATCTGTTAATCCAAATGATAATGTTTTCATTCTTGCGGCATCCTTCTATAATTATTTAAAATGTTCTGTGTTGATAGAACTGTCTCGGAGTAAGTCTCTCCACCGTCTTTACTTTCTAGAATGCCAATAAGGTTATTTTCGTATGTATTACAAACCTGATAGCTCATGCCCCACATAGGATCAAGGCCCATAGCGCCCTCATAAACGTCTACCCAATCACCACAAGCAATTCTAATGCTGTAATTCATACACTCGTAAACCTTCTCAGTAGCTAAATCTGGATCAAGGTCGGAGTCAGGAACGTCTGGTGGATAGATGTTATTAAATATCATAGTTTAACTGTAATCAACTGAGGTTAAATTTCCAAGTGTATATGTTAGCGTCTTAGTCGCAGTAGCAGAATCAATAGCCCTGGTAATAACAACAGAAGTTAAGTCTCCCATTGTGTATGTAAGTGATTTAGAATACTGCAAAACTGTCTCTGTATTATCTTCGTAAATTTCTACTGCCGTTAAATCATCTAAAGTATAAAGCAATTTTTTATAGTAATTATTTAACGCGATAGACCTAGATAGTTCCCACTCAAGATTTTCAAAATTGTTTGATGAAGAATTCCAAAGAGTTTTTTCAGCATCGGTAGCGAATCTATGTGTAGCGTCTTGAACTATATTTGTAGGATCAGTTTGATCTAAGTTCTGTACGTTACTTAGTCCTACTTGTGTCTTAGTAACAGCGTGTGGATTTGCTAAGTCTAATTCGTGGTTATCGATATCAGTTTGAACTACGCCGATAGCAGTAGCTTGTGCTGTAGATACTGGCTTATTTACATCAGAAGTATTGTCTACGTTTCCTAGTCCTACGAAAGTCTTATCAATTGTAGACCATTGAGTATTATAATCAACTCCATCAATCTTAGTTAGTGCTTGGTTAGCTGTTCCACCTGTAGTTACACCAGTTCCAGGATCTCCCTTGGATGCCAATAATTGCCAGTAAGCTGTATTGGTAGGTAAGTTCCCTGTCGTATTAACTAAAGCAACGTAAGACGATCCTAGATAAGATACGGACTCACCTGTTGTATAAGAAGTACCGTTATCATACGCGCCTGTAAAAGATGGGCCATCAAGATTCATTACGATAGGATTTAATAATTTAACTAGTTTAAAATCAGACATAAGTTAAAGAACTCCTATTATCCCAAATCTGATTATAGTCCGATGATCCGTTAGCACAAAGAATTGAAACGAATCCACCTGTAATATTAATCTTTTTAATTAGCCAGAGTGCTGCTGATGTTGCTGATCCAGGAACAGCCTCGCCTATATAAATTACTGAGCTAGATGCCTCATCGATAAGAGTAGAGAATTGAGATGATGCCGTAGATAGATTGCCAACTATCTCAATAGCTGAACCTTCTGAACGTGTAGGACTTTGAACAAACTTAGCTAGTTCTCTATCCCTGCTGCTGCTCGGTAATGCCATCTGTTAGCTCTCCGATACTATCCATGTCGCGATAGAACCACGCGATCCATTTAGTTTTACCGTTATCTGTAATTTGTTGAATGTCGAAATATTTAAACTGCATTCCTGACTTTGCATTAGTTGCATACATTAAACGACGCAACCCCAGTGGAGATTGCGCCGTGATGAAATCAGGAATATTAGCAGAATGCTTCATTAGTCTTTGAGCATAGCGATCATTGGAGACTTACCAGCTGCTGCTGTACCTTCTCCAAGTTGCAATCCGCCGAGACCGTAAAGAACGTCTACAGCTACTTGCTTTCCGCCTGTACCGTAAGCTAACCAAGATTGCTCAGCTACTGCTGGAGCTTTTTGGAATGCGAAACCCGCACCTTCAGGGTTAACCATGTAAGCTTGTTGAGCACCTACTTGTTGATTGATTACTACTGGCACACCGTAAACAGAACCGATTTGGCCATTGATGATTGTAGAATTTCCACGGTAGTCGTAACGAGAGAACTCGGGAATTTTCAACATTGCTTTTTCTTGATCGGCAGCGATAACCAAGTAAGTCTTAGTCATATCTGCGAAGTTCTTAATCAAGAACTCACGCATATCAAGAATGTCATCAACAGTGATGTCAGCCGGAACTGCACCGTTAATATTCAAGCCTGCTACTGATTCCCACATAGCGATAATATCAGTGTTGATATTGCGGCCATGAGCAGAAGAGGCGCGAGTGATAGCGTTAGCCATGTAATCAATAGTTGATTGCATCTCATCGTGAGAATCGTAACCGAACAATACGATCTTATTCTTGTCGAGGTTGATAGTATCAACATCATCAGTCAAAGCCGCGTTTTCAGTTACAGTCGCACCAAATGTACGGTTTTGTACTGTGAAGCTAGAAAGCTTAGGAAGGGAAATGCTTTTAGCACCCTTACCAGCTAGGCTAGAAAAGTTAGAGAGAAATGGTACTAGAGATGCTTTTTCAAGCAATTCTTTTTGTACGAGTGCTGCGATCAGGTCTTGTTTGGTGTTAACCAAATTGTTAGCTGCCATGCTTATTAGTTCCTTTCGTTAGAACTGGTTATTTATTTGCTCTAAGTTGAGCTAAAATCTCTTCCTTAGATAATTCATTAACCGATTTACCACTAGGTGCGCCGCCTTGAGATGTACTAACATCACGAGGAGCGGCAGCAGTGCTAACAAAATAAAACGGTTTAGATTTTGCTAAATTAGAAATTGATGCTTTTAATTGTTCTTGATTGATAGAGAAGTTCTCATCAATCTCAACACTTGACCAGTCTCCAACTTTAACAATATCTTCAAGAGCTTCTTTACGCGCACCAAATTGTAGAGCTAATGCTTCAACTTCTTTAGTGAAAACCTTCTTAGCAAAAGCCTTATCCTTGGCTTCTAAAGCTGCTTTAAACTCTAAACTTTTTTTACGTTCAGACTCTAACGCTTCTTTGTACTTTCCTTGTTCTGCTAATACAGCTTGCTCGCGCTCTGCTTCTCTCGCTTCGTATTCGCTTATCTTAGCTTTGAAAGATTTTACCTCACCAATAGCTTTTCGATAAGTTTCATACGCTACTGAATCTTTTGTGCTAGGTGTTCCACTGGAATCACTAGTTTGGTCACTGACCTGATTAGTCTCTACACTCATTGTTATATTCTCCTTTAGATTGTTCAAGTGTTATTATTTATAGCTTACGGCGAATGTATCGGATTACAATACTTTTTAATTGATTCACAAGCTTAGATCGTATTCCAAAAAACGGTCGGCCATTCTCTTCAACGTACTCAGATAGCTTTTTATTACTGATCACTTTACCTACTGTGTAAGTTCCTGAGTTACCAGTATTTACATAACTAATCCCACCAGCCGATGTTTCAAATCCTTTAACGGTCTTACCTAAGTTAGTTCTACGTTTAGCTTTCTTACGGATAAAATATTCTAAATACTTCTGCTTATAAGGTAAGTGAAACCCAGCGAAGTAAATCTTAACGGCTCTACCTGTAATAGTTTTACGCAATGAATCGAGAAGTTGCCCTGTAAGAGTTAAGTTTGATCTATTCTTAGAATATGCTTCATGAGTATTGGTAGCCTCTGCAATCTTCTCGCGCTTCTCACGCCATGATTTCTTAGTAGGCTTGAATCGTTCACCAGTCTTAGGGCTAACACCTCTACGAGTTTGGAATTGAATATCTTTAATGATCGTATCTCCTACTTCATTAAGTAGAGCGGATTCACCTATAATAGAATTTACTTTATCTCTAACGCTAGTCTCTACTCGATCAATAGAAATGCTTTTGAATTTAACCTTCATTAGAAATCCTCCAATAAATCGGCAAGTGTTCTACGGCCTCTTAACTCTCCTATTACTTTATTGATCTCTGAGGTGCTGGTTACTTTCTTAGCTTTGATCTCATCCTTGAACTCATCTAGAATATATTTCTTAATCTCTTCTTTAGTTACTCCAAAGAACGGACGTTTATACTTACCTTCTGGAATAGTTGGATGGCCTGAGAATCCAGTCTGATGCCCATAAGCTTTAACAGCCTGTTCTGAGTCTGTAATACCGTATGTGATCTTCGCACCTTTAGTCTCTACAATATCAATAGAACTCATCATATCATCTGATAGACTCATGTTAACTTTACCGCGTGATTTACCAGCAGCTTTAAAATCAAGAGACTCTGAATAGTCTTTAGTGTAAGGAGATTTTAATTTCTCCCTTCCTAATCCCATCCCATCTTCTACACGTGTATCAATATAATCAATGATGGCTTGCCCTATCTTAGTAACTAGAATCTCATCACTAGATATATCAGAGCCAACGACTTCATTTAGGTCTATCGTTTGAGTAATCTTAGACTTTGATAGTTTGATTCCAGGTTCAGACAATAGGAGCCTCATTCATTGGTTCAACGTCTTTATTAATTTCGTCTTGAATCACTTTAGCTTGATCAACATCAATATCACGATCTCTTGCAATCGCTTCTACCTTGCTAATCAATCCCATCTCTAATCTTGTTTGAATATTTCCTAGCTTCTCTGCATCAGATTGAATCGCGTTAGGCTTACAGTATTCAACTTCTACATAAGCATCTAGCGGTAGATTCATCTTAGGATATTTAGGAAGCACGGGTGTACCACCGTAAGTATTTAGATAAGCGATAACGATTTTAAGAATCTTATTTTCTGCATCTTCAAAGATTTCTGTATCTTGTTCAGTAGCTTCAAACTGTTCCACCATTGCAAGTAAACGATCGATACCTGAGTTATATTTAACTGACTCTCCCTTAGTATTTACTACTTTAGGATCAACACCGCGAGATGTAAGGAAGCTAGATAGAAGCCCTTCGATAACCGCAAGTGAACCTGCTAGATCAGGATTAGCATTCGCATAACCGAACTCTGCACCAGCTCCACCATTAGGATCAGTAGGCAAGTGTAGAATCTTATTCGTACCGATCTGTACATTCTCCATCTTCTGATTAGGACTAGACTTTAACCACGCTTGACCAAAACCCTGCATACGAACGATGTTACCTAGATCAGTAAGTGTAGCATTGTATTGAACCGTGAAATCAGTAAGTGATGCTCCTGATCTAACCCAATATTCTCCATCCTTACATGAGAAAATGTCTACGAATGGAACTACTCCACCTAAAGGATTATCGGTAGATTCAGATGCGTATAATTGCCCCTTCTCATCAGTGATGAAATTGAACTTAGGACTCCACCATGCAATGGCTTTATTAGAGGCCTGATAATCATTCTCGTCGGCAATGATCTCATCCATTGAGTCGCCGTATTCAGTAACTTCTACGTTAGCTGAAACGCGGTCGAATCCGTTAATGAGATACACCTCACCCACTTCAGGATCAGCACTTGAAGGAACCACATCAAATTGATGAGCCATCATCGCTACGGCTTTCAACTTACCCATGCGTGGAACTATGTAACAATGCGCTTGATCTTGTAGCTTAAAGTTCTGGTTTAGTCGCTGCATGATAGTATCGATCTTCATATCATCATAGACTTGCTTCAACATCTCAGCTTGTTGATCAGTAACGCCGTAGAAAATGCGCTCAGGTTCTTTTGTGTAGAGAGATGCTTCTTTGTTTACGATACGTCTAGCAAGGTTCACAGAAGCTACGATAGGTGTGTTCTCGATTGTGTTCGTAGAGTAGAACCCTTCAAGGTAACTCTTAACAGCTTGATAGATTCGATCCTTGTAAATCTCAGATTGTTGAAACGATACTTTCTTACGTTCTACGTTCTCATATCCGTTAGATGCTTCTAGTACCTGACTTCTCACATTTGAATTTAATAAATTTAACATTATCTTGATGTACTCCTTACACCTTGGAAACCGATTAAGTTATGCTGATAGACTACTGAGTAACCCATTGCTGTAGTGATATGTTGATATGATTTTGAATCATCCTCAATATAATCACCAGAGGTTTTAAGCGCGGTCAATCTCATTCCATCATGAGTTACTTTGCAATTCTTGTAAACAAATAGGCGGTGCTCTCCAGCTTCATTGAGGCAATACGCATTCATTAAGTTATGTCGTCTACGAATCGGAGGGTTAGCGAGCGGCACCTGCATCTCAACGATTGCGCCAGCATTAGTAAACGCACGTTTTAAAATATCATAGTCCGATACGATCGATCTTGTATCTCTAGCCTCACCCGACGCATCGCCCCTAATGATGATCCTTTGACCTTGTTTGACAATGCCTTTATGAATCCACTCCTCAGCAGCTTGAGGTGTTCGAGCACCTTGAATAACTACCTCATCGAAGAAGTGATGCGATCCATTTACGAATTGAGAAGCACATGATCTCATTGGCTTACCCTGTCCGATGTTGAAGTCGAATGCTAGAATGATCGGTTGCCTCTTATCAATCGTGTATAGATCGTTAATGAAATTCTTTTCAGGATTGTAAGCATGATAAACGCGGTCTGCATCTATCTCTAACCACTCACCGTAAAGCATTCTCCTTGCCATCTTAGGATCAAGGTCTTGCTTGAGTTGTTCGATGTATACTGGATCAAGAAACGGATTGTCTGTTGTGATTGATTTAAATACTTTTCGGTTTGGGCTATCACTCTCAAAGAAATACTTATGTGCAAAGTGTGCTGGTGAATCTGGATTGGTGGCGCAGATGAATATATTCTCTTTAACCGATTCAATACGACGTAGACGCATCTTTAAGTTATCAAACGCTTCTTTATCTTCATCATTGTTCTCTGTTAACTCCTCGATAACTACCATCGATAGTTTAAGTGAACGTACCTTTTTATATTTCTTATCACTCCATGATCTTGATATGATCTCACTACCGTTAAACCATGTTATTGATGCGCTGGAATTGTTTACCGAGTAATGCTTACCTTCTACGAAATCATCGGCAATGTGTTCAAGTATCTCTTTAAAGATTGTAGCCTTTAAATCCGGCATAGCCTTACGAGCAAGACAAACTCTAGCACCAGGATTCTCTAAGCAATGTCTTACCGCTATGTGTGCCATGAGAATAGACTTAGCTGAACCTACTGATCCACTAAGTAATATTTCAGGCGTACCAGTAGAGAAATCCCACTCATCAAGAAAGTCTACAACTGCGCTTTGGTAAGGAATAACCCGAGGAGAGAAATCAGAATAATTAGTCTGAGAATATAACTCATCCATTTATTCTATTCTTTGCTATTTCAAAATATTTATCATCCTGCTCAATCCCTATGAAATTACGATTAAGATTCTTTGCAGCAACTCCAGTGCTGCCGCTTCCCATTGTGAAATCGAGCACAGTCTCACCTTCAAGTGTGTATGTTTTGATTAGGTATTCGAGGAGTGCGACTGGTTTTTGATTGGGATGTAAGCCTCTCACTTTTTCCCTGCTATTAAAATGTTGATAAGAAAATGGGTTTCTTTTTTCTCCATACATCTTTTTGTTAGTATTTAGTTTTATTCCGTATGATTCTCCTTTTGTTTTATTTGGTGTACATGCGTATTTCATTCTCGACAATCCACCCCCTGTTCTCTCTTCCATTATGGGATAATATTTGTGCTTACCAAATAAACTAATATTTTCATGTGCTTTCATTGGCATATATTTAACAGAAGCAAAATTTGTTCCCGATGGCTTTAACCAAATCCAATCGTACTTAAATTCTTTGATGTTGCTAATGCGAAGGTGAGAACTAAAAGGTTCACTTCCAAATAAAATAATAGCAGCATTGTCTTTTCTAATGCGCTTCAACTCTTTCCACATTGGTTCAAATGGAATAACAGTATCCCACTTACACGTCGTGGTTCCATATGGTGGATCCGTTAATACTAGATCAACACTGTTGTCAGGTATGGACTTCATTAACTCTAAGCAATCTCCATGCAATAGATTAATCATTAATCGGTTTCTTCTTTTTGTTTCGCTCGTAGTTCATTGTGATTTTCATCTCCGAATCACCAGTATTTAATTCCTGCTTATCAGACTGCCCTAAGTATTGTTTACCAAGCCATATAAGCATGGTTACGTTTCCACCCATTGCTATATCGTATTGCTTCTTCATTAAGTTGATCCGCATAGGCTCTTGCTTTTTACGCTTATACTCGGAAAAACTTACACCATAACGCTCTTTAATTCGTGCTGCTAGTGTATCAATGTTTAACCCTAGCTTGTCGGCAATATAAACCTCTGACGACCATGTAATCAAAGCATCTAGTTGATCCCATCCATTAAACTCAATATCTTCTAGCTCTTTCCTTGGTCTAGACATTGGTAATTAATTCTGCCTTACGCCCAGTGAATTTTTCCCATCGAGCTACGATAACGTCACAGTATTTTGGATCCAACTCCATAAGACATGAATTTCTTGATAACTTTTCTGCGGCAATCATTGTCGTGCCGGATCCTCCGAATGGTTCATAAACTATATCACCCGGGCAAGTCATTGCTTCAATATACGATTCTGGAAATTCAACTGGAAATCTAGCTGGATGATCTATTTCATCTCTGGATTTTTGTGCGGTACAGTCATAGACGGTTTTTAATTGGGAAAACTCTCTAATTATTCTTTCTTTTCCTTTTTTAATAACTCCATTTGATTGCCTGTTACCAGTGTGGTTTGCTTTTTCTCCATGTGCTTTGTTTGGCATTGTTAAATTTAAGTCTTTTGCCTTGGATCCAAAAACAAAAATCCATTCATGAGATATCCCAAACATTGCGGTTTGATTTCCAATGGATCCACATTCTCCCTTATTCCAAATGTTCCAACTCAAGAAATTTAATCCACAGGCCTTGGCTTCTTTTATGTAATCATCCCAATACTGGTTTACTTCTCCATTTTTCCTAGAATAACCAAGATTAACTGCGTAGTAGTTCACCATTCCAAATGAAGTAGATATAAATTTTGCTAAGTGTTCTGTGCTTAGCTCGAGGCCTCCACCATATTCTCTCTGATCTGAGTATGGCGGTGATGTAAAACATAACTCTGCTTTCTCGCCATCCATCAGCTTCTCAACTGCATCAATGCTAGTCGAATCACCACACATCAATCTATGATTACCAAGTTTATAAATATCACCTAGCTTAGTGATTGGTTCTGCTGGAGCTTCTGGCACTTCATCCTCATCGCATTGAGGTTCAACCACCTCAGGAATAACAAAGTTCTCAATCCCTAATAACTCAGTATCAATCTCAGGAATTTCTTTTAGAGTGTCGTAAATGTTTTGGTAGTCGAGTTCTGCCCAGCGAGCAATTTCATTGTCAGCCGTCATGTGCTGATACTCCTCAGCCTCACTAGCGAAGTCTTGAAAGATAGCTGGGATAGATTCCATGCCTAATTCTTTTGCAGCCTCGAGTCGTCCATGACCTGCGATTAGAAACCCTGACCGATTGCTAATCAGTAACGGTTCACGAAACCCATGCGCCTTAATGAGTTTAGATAAGTAGTTTATTTGTTCGATGGAGTGTCGGTTATTGTTCCTAGGATTAGGAATAACCTCGATGGTAGGAATTAACTTAAAGTTATCCTGAGTGCATTTAATTTCGATCATTGCTATTCCTTCCACTGGAATTGAATATTAACCATCACTGATGGCATAAAAATAAAGTACAGTATAAATATTATTGGTCAAGTATAGATGCGCACCCCACCCCTGGAAGTGAAAGCAGGATGCGCTAGAAGTGCTGAATGAAATGGGCTTATAGCTAATTACCCTAGCACAAATTAATCGTAGTTTAATTCCTACACATTGCAAATTGAATTGAACGGTCACTCGCGACAGTGACTATGTGGGCCTGTATTCCTTTCGGTCATAACCTGCGCGCCTCTAGTGATTGGTCATACCTTATGCAGCCCTGTTCCCAGGATCGATCACAGCTTTCTCGCCTCGCTCAAACTTTAGGGCTGTTCTAACCACTTATGTCGCCTCATCTTCCACACCTTAACTTAATGCTTTCCGCAGTTAGCCAGTTAGATGCTGAATCACGACTCCCTTTTAAATTCTTTTACTCATTGCAACATTTCTCAACGGCAGCATTAGCCGAATAAGCAACCGAGAAATCCCTTTGTGCATTCCATTGATAATCGTGTTCGTAATTCGCTAACGCATGTAAACTTTCATGCAGCACTGTGCTAACCCATTCACATATAGCAAGCGTAGCGTAAAAGTATTTGCGATTTAAATTGATTTTAAGCTCAGGCGGTTGACGGTAGGCCATAGCACTAGAGAACCTAGAATAATACATTACAACGTCAACTGAGCCACTTAACGAGGCAACGTGATTTGCAACTTGCAATGAGGTCTTATTTTGTGTCTGAATCATCTTACGCGCAGCGAGAAAATCATGCGTACACTTAGAACTCTTAACTTCGTTTAGTTTCTTTTCTACTTGCGTTAATATTGCGCGCTCTTGACTAGTTGTGTAATATTCAATCGGGTTAAGTTTAACAGTGCCAACTTCAGTAGCCTTTGGGGGTTCCGAAGCTATTGAAGTTGACACTGATATCTGATCCGGCGGTACTTTGGAAACCGGACTAGAATATTTGCAGCCTAAAATTGAAAGCTGGAGAATGGCGATGATGATAAATGTAAATTTCATTTTAACTTTCTTGCGGCATTTTCTAATTTTGTTTTTGCACCGTGACAGCTTACGCACAAACCCTGCAATCCTGTTGATGGGCAAAATAGTCTCTCAATAAATCCATCTCGTAAAGTGCCAACAGGAATGATGTGGTCTATTTTAATCTTAGGCGTTTTATTTTTACATTGCTCGCATACGAAATAACCATCTTCATTCGTGCATCGCTTAACTGCAATCTGCCTAGCTTTACATCTCTGCCAAACAAGACGAACGGCGGAAGAAATCTTTTTCATCTCATGCGGCCCATACCCATCGGTAGGTTTAATCTTTTCTTTAGCCATACTATTTTGCGTACCTGATTAGCTTTGTAATTCCTAGCACATCCTGTAAGTGCCATCCCTTTGATCTAAATTCTTTATAAGTGTGTTTATACTTTCCAATAAATCTAACCCATCCCAAGTTGTGACTTTCTTGATGATGCATTCTACACAAAAGAACTATATTAAATTCATCCCATGTGCCGCCTGTTTTCATGGTCTTAATATGTGCCCTGTCCATTACGCCATGAATGCCACAAGCTAAACACGTTCCAATCATTTCACAATCACCGAATAGTTTTTAAGTCCGCGCTTCAATTCATCTCTGCCACTTAACTCAATAGGCTTACACATATAAATAATACATGCATAGATAACAGCCATTGCAAAAACTATTGATAGCTTCATCTTAAATATTTTTTATTTGTAGACTGGCTTTCATCTTTTGCAACCATAGGAGGAATTCCACCTATCGAGTCTCTAAACTTAGCGTACTCTCTGAATGCCTTATCAATATCCTTAAAAGGTGCGCTGATACTCTTGAGTCTTAACCACTCATGATAGTAAAAGTTTACCGTAGGATTATTTAATATGTCCTGAATCATTTGAATTTTCAGTTCTGAAACTGGTGCTGAATCGAATCGTTTACGTTGTGTCATTAAGGAAATAAAACATAAATTTAATAAGTTGTCGTATTATTTATACTTATTAAGTAAGTCGCTTGATATAAATATATCATTCATTAAATGCTTTGGTTTATCGTTATTAATTTTCCAGATTAACCCATCTCCTATTTTATTCCAGTCTGGTATTTTTCCAAATGATAAGAACATACTTGGAGCGCCAGCGTTTCCTTTTTTTTCAAGCTCCTTGGTTAGAAACCAAATCCTACCCTTAGGAAAAAACACCGAGCTAGCTTTAGGAATTATTCTTTGTGCCCATTTTGTCTCCACCCGGGCAAAAACTAAAGCTATACCGTTATTGTGATTGGATAACTTTTCTAGCCATAGTTCAACTTCTGAATATGGTGGATTACACCAGACTCTTCCGAACCATTCTTTCTCAAGGCCATTACTGGTATAAATTGTGTTAGCAGTTTTATGAAAAGATTCACCACAAGGATCTAAATCAAACTCACCTAATGCGTTTACTATTTCTAAAGGAGTTAACCAAATATCAGTTGCACCTTTGTTTGGCCGCTCATGTTTACCTATGCTCATAATTTAATTATTCCATCCCCTTGATTGTAGTTTTAATTACAGTTGAAACATTTCTCCAGTTAAGTTCACCTTGTGTCGGAACAATTCTTTTAAGCATTCCCTTCCATTGAGCAATGTATCTTGGCATTGATTCACCTACTGAGCACCTACAGCGGTAAACATTTGGAAGTGGGTTATCGTCTGGAATAAATCCACCCCCAGCGCAGTATGGGCAATCTACTTTTTTTATTTCTTTAGCGATCCCTAATTCAAAAAATGCATCCTTGAATTTATTAAGCATCGGAGCGCGATCATTCTCGGCAATTAGTTTTGAAACAATCGCTTCAAAGTAAACCAACTCCATTCTCGATGCCCATTTAAAAATTAAATCAGTTCTCGGTGAAGGGTAAGCCTTATCGCCGTACACATCAACAAGCCTTCCCATTTGATTAGCGAATTCGTTATGCTTCATGTTTGTATTTCTCCAGCCATTGATCCATTGATGATTTTTGTTTCTCTGCCTTGTAGTTTATCCATTCGCGCCAATCACCGTGGGCATCGAAAAACGTACTGAACATTTTCACAAGCTCCGTTTTGACTTTTTTGGTATCGGTGCAATGTTTATTATAACACATAACAGCATTCATAGCATCATCGAAATCATCTTGTGAGGCAATCAAGCGTTTAAGTTTAGCCATGCCTTTACCCTTGTTAGATGATCCCTGCCTTTTCGGATATGCCTTGTATATTTCATCAAGTGGAAACTTAGAAACGTGTGATTCGACAGAATCGCACATATCTTTTTTAATGTCCTGTACTGTCTTGTCTTGTTCTGTAGAGGCAGGATTGCCGCCGCCATCTTGCCGCGAAACCGCCGCGACCTTTAATTTCAATAGCTTATCTAAAGTGTTAAATAGAGTAACTATACTAAGTGCTGTAATTCTTGAGTAATGCTGTTCGGTAATGTTAAATTCGCCATAACAGCCGTTTCTAGATGCCTCTGCAAGCAAGTAAAAAAGGGTGCATTTTTCGTCTGAATTAAAATCATAAAACTCAGGATCGTAAAAGAAGTTATTACTCATCGAGAACCAATAAGGGTTTCTAATATCCTTTTGACGCTTGTTGTATTTTTCCCAGTTGTTAAACTTAATTGTTATCAAGAAATCCCCATCCCAAAATAAAAAAGCCCCAAGGTTTTGCATTGCGTGCGAGTTCCTTGAGGCTTCAATTATCCAACCGCTTTATGGTTGTTTAAAAATTATAAGTCTCACACGCAATGTTTTTTTAATAATAAATTAACCCAACAATGTAAACAGTATTTATTTGATTAACTTAACATGTTCTTAATAACTTTTAATAATGAGGCTACTTTTTAGAGCTGTGATATGTATTTTACATGGAAAATAAAAAACAATATCCTAAGGATATAGGCTGCATTTGGATTAAAAACTCTAGCTATGGTGATTACCTGAGCATTCAAGTTGAGATTAACGGAGTTAAGCATAATTTTACCGCGTTTAAAAATAGATTCTATGAACCAGATAGCAAGAAACCTTACTACACAATTCCAGCGCCTAAACAGCCTCAGGAACCACAGAAGCAAGCCGACTCCTATCAGTCTAAGCTAGATTTCATAGCGGCTGAGAAGGCGAAAATGGCGCAACAAAAGGCACCTGTTAACGTAGGGGCTATGATGAAGGATGCGGGATTGATGGAGCAAGAGGATATCCCTTTTTAAATCATGAGAGCTCTCTCTTTATTTTCTGGAATCGGTGGAATTGACTTAGCACTGGAGGATTATGCTACAACAGTTGGATACGTTGAAATCAACCAAAGGAGATTAGCAATGGGGAAGCAAATCGGTTTAAGTATGCAAGTAAGCCCGACTTCTGGGCAACTGAACCCGACGTTGGTAGAGTGGCTAATGGGGTACAATTTAGAATGGAGCGCCTTAAATGCCTTGGTAATGCCTGCGTACCTCTTCAAGGTAAAAAAGCCTTTGAAAGGTTAATAGGAATATGATGCGATTCAAATACTACGTTTGCCAGCGTGACATAATCTGCATAGCTCATGGCGACATGCACAGAGTTAAGTTCTACGTTAAGAAACCCAAGCAATGTGATGATGCGTACTGCGATATTAAAACTATTGTTGAAGTAATTGTTTCAATCGCTAATCCTATATCTGATGGCAAAAATAAAGGTACTAGGAAAAACGTGGGTAGTGATCGTAAGAAGCGAAAAGTGGCTTCAAAAAAACTATCCAGATTGTCACGCAATAGCTCTATTAAACGATAGAAAAATAATCGTAAGACGAACTTCTCTTAACGTGCCTACTATAGCGCATGAAATTACCCATGCATGGTTAGCAGAAATGTCTTACTACGAATTAGAGTTAGACGATGATCAAGTAGAAGAGTTTTTTTGTGAGTTAGTTGGAAAATATTCTGAACAAATAATCAAGGATGCTAAAGAATTAGTGCAGAAGCTATCCTAGTTAACGCGATACATTCACGGCTTAATACTTATATTGACTTATATAGAAAGTGATTCACCCTATTAGCAAGGGGTATGAATGAGCATAAGTGATCAAAAGCATTACGCCATAGCAAAACTCAAAGCATTAGCAGACGAATTAGGTAGAGTACCAAGAATAGACGAATTTATTTCAATGCTTCCAAGACTATCGCCAGATCAATTATTCGGATCTTACGATGGTATGCTTCGCGCCGCTGGTATCATTGCAGAAGAAGTAAAAATCACTCATCGAAAACCAAAAATCCTAGTCCTCGACATAGAAACAAAGCCCCTAAAAGTATATACGTTCGGAATTCGTGACCAGTACATAAACATTGAACAGATTATTGAGGATTGGTCTGTAATGTCGTGGGCCGCAAAATGGATCGGGAACGATGAAGTAATGTATCAAGACCTATCACTTAATAACGACTACACAAAAGATGAGATTATCATCTATGGAATTTGGGAATTAATGAATGAAGCTGATGTAATAATCGGTCAAAACTCTATTAGGTTTGATATACCTAAGCTCAATGGAAAATTTGAGAAGTATAAATTAGGCCCACCCAGACCGTATAAATCTGTTGATACATATAGAATTAAAAAGAAGCTCGGACTTACCAGTAGTAAACTGGAGTACAGTACAGAATATTATAATGAAAGATTCAAGAAACTTAAACATAGTAAATTCGCTGGATTTTCTTTATGGAGTGAATGCTTAAAAGGAAATGCAGAAGCATGGGCAGAAATGAAGAAATATAATATTCATGATGTGCTTGCAACTGAGGAGCTTTATCTAAACACATTAGCTAAATGGGATAACTCAATTAATTACGGAGTATATACTGGGGTTAAAGAATGCTGTCCTACTTGTGGTGGAACTAACTTAGAGGAGAATGATTTTATTTATACTAAGACTGGTGCCTATAAAGGTTTTATATGCTTAGATTGTAAATCAAATGTATCATCTAAACAAAATGAACTGCCATCATCCCTTACGAAAACATTCCTTAAATGAAACCTAAAGCATCAACTTATTACGTTGAATCTGATATTGCATCTATTATAGAGCAATACATATCAAGTCTAGAGACACCTGAAAGGGCTAGATTTAAAGCACTTCAAAGCACACCTAACACAGTAGTGGTTAAGGTAGGCAAGCAGACGTTTATCATTAGCGTTACTGATAAGCTAAACGCTAACTAATTCAATTTAATAATACTCTATTTGATATACATTTATTCATTAATGAATTATTCTATTTGTATATGGAAACATTCATTGGAGTTAATAAAGTGCCTTCACGCTTATATATCCTACAGACTGAAAATGGCGAGGACGTAAACGAGGAACCAGTTACTTATAAAGAGCTGGTTAATATCATTCTAGAGTCAGACGTTAGAGATTGTTTAGCTCAATCGTGGGCAGATAGTGGCCGCGCTGGTAGATATGAATGTTCTGAGGAACGTGCAGATTTCTACAGAGAACATGCAGAGGATGAAGCTAAGGAATGCGGATACAGAATCATAGAAGTGTTGAGTAATTTATGAATAAAAAAGAAGTAGGGCAATTCGTCCACAAAACTAGAAAGCTGTTAAAGATTTCTCAAATGAGAATATCTAAGAAAACCAATATCAGTCAGGCAAAAATCAGCAAGGTAGAGGCTGGTAAGCTAGAGTTAAGCGTTACAGAGTTTGAAAAGATACTAAAATCATTTGGATTAAGAATAACCATAGGAGTGATTAACGATGAAGTTTAACGAATATAAAAACATCAAGGCTATTAATGCTACTTTCTTAAAAGCATGTAACCAAGGGCTTCAGCAAGGATACGATTCTTATAATAATCTACTATCATTTTCACCAGCTTCAATAGCTGCCATGAATCTTGGAAGTGCCGTTCATTGTTATTTATTAGAACCACACTTATTTGATGCTGAATGGTGCGTATCTGAAAAGTTCGACATGAGAACTACAGCCGGAAAAGAAGCTAAGAAAGCATTTGATGAAAAGAACATTGGAAAGAATTGCATTAACGAGGATGAGTTTAGTTTAATTAAAACCATTAAGAGCAATTGCTATAAAATAGAATCTGTTAAAAATGCTTTAGATAATTACGATAAAGAACAGACGATAGAGTTTATGTTAGATGGCCTTAAAATGAAGGCTAGGATTGATATAGTTAGTCCTAATAGGAGTGTGATTATTGATTTAAAGACGACTAAAGACGCAAGCCCTAGAGCGTTTACTTCTGATCTAGTTAGTATGGGATACGACATTCAAATGCTTCACTATACCTACGCGGCAATGTATGAAAAGCCAGAGCCATAGCCATCGCCATCGCCAGCGCCATCGCCATAGCCAGAGCCATAGCCATCGCCAGAGCCAGAGCCATGGCCATAGCCAGAGCCATGGCCATAGCCATCGCCATAGCCATAGCTAGAGCCAGAGCTAGAGCCAGATTTTAATACTTCCATACCTTCACTCCTTCAAGGCATTTTCTTGCTTCTTCAGTAGCGTAGTAAATCTCATGCACGTTTGAAATTTTCACTTTCACTGGTGCTGGAAATTTACAATCGTCTGGTTTAGAGGTACCACTTTCTGCTAGTTGAGAAAGAGTAGCAGCACCAGCCCAATAATAAATTCGCCTAGCATTTACAAGTACCACTGTTTTAAGCGCATCATCTTCTTTCTCTAGGTATCCAAAAAATGGACTTGCTGTGGTTGATCTAACAATTACAAACGGCTTACCATCTAGTGATTGTGCCTCAACTTTAACTGAATCTTTTCTTACATATTCAACATCGTCTATTTTCATCGTCATTGGTTTACTCATTTTCATTTCCTTCTTTCTATCTATGTTTATAACTCTCAAAGTCTGTTGATTCTTGGAATTGAGAGTCAACATCATTTATATAAATTTGAGCGTTAGTTAAATACTCTAGTGCCAATCCATCAATCTTTTTACCAGTCTTTTTCTCTTGATCCATGAAGTAATTAATAGCGCTTAATAGTTTATCGTATCCAACAGCCTCAAGTGTTTTACCTTTATTGGTTCCAATTGGGATAACCCATTTTGATAGATCGCCTTTAATAGTTGGATTGTTATAATCTGAATCATCAACTTCGGCAGTAGGTACGCAAAACAATTCAAAGAATGCGTATTTAAAAGCCGCGCTCATAGCCTTATTTGTTGCCTTATCGCTGGTGTCAATGCCTTCGCCAGTAGTGGTAGCTGATACGCTTGAACCATCATCAGAATAAAATACGTGCTCAATCGTAAGTGTTACTCTAAAGACATTCAAAAATTAGATTTACCTTCATGGACTAAATGGGAGTAAGTATGAAAATCTACAAGTCAATCATTGCTATCATGTCAGAAGTAGGAGCTATTGAGAAATCACGCTCAGGCAATGGAATTAGTTATAAATTCCGAGGCATTGAGGATGTTCTTTCTAACTTCCACCCACTACTAATTAAGCACAATGTTTTTTGCGCTCCTAAAGTTATCAAAGAAAGCAGTGAAACATTCTTAAATAAGAGCGGCAATAATTCCTTTAGAGTAACACTTACGATTGAGCTAAACAATCTCTAACGTCTGACTCTAGAATGATATTAACCAGCTCTTTATAAGTAACTGGTTCCTCGTTTACGTCCTCGC